GCTCCCATCCCGCTGATTGTTTGACTAGGGGTTTCGTGGACGTCGGCCTCTCGACCGTCGGCCCCAGAGCCTTTACCTCAAAAATCAGACAGATAGTCATATCTCTTATGAGTTGGTAGCCTCCTTCACCAGGAGGCCCCAGACACCGAATTCTAAACCCGGGGAGACAGAGAGAGCGTAATTTAGTCTTATCGATAACAAGATAGGGGTCAATTGCTGTTCTACACCCTTGGTTTCCCGTAGGTTGAATCTATCTTATCAGTACAAGGCCGATACTCAGTCAAAGAAAAGAGGGGGTCAGGCTTACGCCGGCTACAGGTTCCTTTTGGGAAACCCTGAATCCTCAGTCTCTTTTAAGTATCTTAGCCTCCACGTACGCAGCAGGGGGTCAGGCAAAGCCTTTCTGCACCATTCCTTTCGGTCCGGTTGAATCCTACTGCGCATTGGAGAACTAGTTTGCTCCAATAGCTCGCTCCGTCCATCCTCAGTTTAGCTCTAGTATCCTCTTGTGACTCTCGCTACATTTTACAAGACAATGATTGGTCTAGTTTCCACTATGACCGTTTCTGCGTCTTCTTAATGTTTCGCCGTAGATAAGAAGAGTACACGTATCACATAAGCACCTGACGGTGCTCGTGTAACCGTACGCACTCCTCTAATTTACGCTTATACATCTCTTTCGGAAGCGGAAGCGCCGCTAGGTTCCTGTTTAGGGAGTCTAACTTTGCCGCCACTTCGTCCAGAGAGCATGGTAGAGGGCTCACGCCCTCCAACATGTCATTAATAAGATTACGGACGTCTCTAACCTCGCACAGTACATCCAAATACGCGGTCCTGTACAGAAGATTTTTCAGGTCTTCTAGCACAACTTGACATTGTGTATCAAGCACGGACTGATGTTTGTAGACACCAGGGGAAACACGAACACAAGGTGTTGGTGATTCCACGCTGATATCCGCAAAGACCATTCCAGTCTTCGTTGTATAAGGAGTTGTACCGTAATACTCACGGTCCCTCTTCACTTGTACCAGTTCACGGATTGTAGCCCACATTAATTCCTTCTTGTCGAGGGAGTTAAGTATGGATCGCAATTCACGATCTAGCAGGGATGAATTCAGGATCGCGAGCCGAACAGGAGGAGTTCCTCACCGGGAAGTCAAGGACTTCGAGGCGAAGAATTCCAGCCATGTACGAGGCTTCACCCCACCTGGGGAGACGTACGCCAACAAGTAGTTACGCCAGTTCCGCCCCTGATTAAGGAACGGTGACTGCATGGATCCAAGCACCCGGTAACCAGCTCCGTGGAGAGCCAGTCAGCGAGCGGGCGAGAGATTATACTTACGTGCAATCTCCACCCCGGCCGATATAAGCTGAGACGCCACTCACATTTCTGTGAACGGCACCGGAGATATATCGACCCCTCGCCATATTGTTCGCTTTGCGAACTCCACAGCGAGACCCTTTGGTGAGACTAGGCTTTTTGCCAGACCTATCTCTACACCAATTTCTTGGCATATCCGCAGGTATTCTTGGGCTACAGCCGCATCGGCGATGACAATGTCATCACCTAGCAGGGCGTAAGCATCAAATCAAACAAAGTTTGACGATGCCACCACTGCCGCTCGTTGGGCAGCTCATTGTACTAGGGCATGGTGTGTCAGAGCCAGCATTCCTCAGGATGTCAGGGCACCCATTGGCTGACCGGCGTTATAGAATAGCTCTTCCCCATAAATCTTATATTTAGGGTTTGTAGCTACGTAACCCCGATCAACTAACAGACTTCTCCAGATAGCAGCCGCTGGTTCCCCGATAAAGGGTTCCAACAGTGCTACCTGAAGACTAACTGGCATCCTATCGGTAGCCGCCGATAAATCAAATGAAAAGTAGGGCCCCTTAGGGTACCGACTTAACAGGCGATCTAGCGGACGGATCTGGTTCCGAGTACCATCTTGAGGTATACATTCGAGGACTTGCAATAGATGGTCCCACAGCGGCTTAAACAGTCACTGAGTGAAGGGATCAACCATCGCAAATACACGAACTTTTCCCGCTGCTTCTTCCTTGAATCCTAGTCTTCCAAGAGTCCCAATTCTCGTACTTCCACTAAGTAGAGAAGCAGGAAACTTAGAAAACGAGTCGATTCTGTTTAAAAGACCAGTGTTACCAGTCAGCTTACACCAAGCTACTAACTTAGAGTAAGCATCAGGTAAACCAGCCCAAACGTGGGCGGCTCACAACACTGCAGACGGAGAAGTGGACAAGGGACCCGGAATATCCGGGTCGCCACTTCTGGCCGCAGGAGTCGATTTTGAGATAAGGAAGGGAACAGCCCGCAGCTCTTTGAGATATTCACTAGGGGAGTCCAACGCCCATGATCACTCAGTCTTATCCCACCCCGGTAATTTTGGCATTTTCATGCGTACGAAAACCGGAACGAAATCTTTCCAAGCAACCAAGGTTGCAGGACTCATAGTGGAGGGATCCGTTATCGAGCTTAGCTTTAGTTTTCCAGGTATATCGAGGATTCTATATACACTGAATAACGAAAGCCAAAACTTAGCTAGGCGGGTGTTACCCGCCGTTATAAGTTTACGATCTAAGGCTGGAATGACTTTTGGCAATCCAGCACCTTTTGTTCGCGCAAAACGCGTACCGAGAGGGCTCATGTCATCAAGTCGTTGACCACCGAGGGACTGCTGCATCACAACGTATGATGCCTTCAAGGAGATCACTAGCATTCTCATACCAGCGTTCTGTTGAAGAGTCCAACAGTGATTAAGGAAGGTAATTACAACCTTAACCCGAGATAAACTCAACATAATACCCATAGCTGGTAACATCCGAAGGATGAAATTTACCATGGGACGACCCGCTTTTACACGAATCTTGGCACTTAGCCGATCAATAGGCATTAATCATCTAGCACGACGCGCGACAAGTTTTATGTTGTTGTTTGTTGTGATAGGTTTTTCATGTTGTCTTGGTCAGTTAAGACTTCGGTTTTCCCTCCACTCCTTGTGAGAATGGAGCGAGCCGCAGCCACCCTATACAGGGAACTGTGAGTCAGTCTAGGCTTCCTAGATCTTATCCCCACCTCCGGAGCTACCCCCGCGCAACCCTTTCGGCCTGCGCATTTCGATAACCATACCTTAAAGTATAGGGTATGGGTCTCTAGTAGCTAAAGAGAGGGAACCGATCTAAGGACCTAATATCCTAAGTTATCCAGATGTAATTTTCACTCCACCTTGACCGGGGTATCAACCCGATCCCGATGTTGGGGTCGCGAGCCCGAGTCTACTTGCTACATTAGGAATCGCTCAGAACAGTACTTACCTTTAGAGTACTCGCGCCGCTAGTCCAATGAGGACAGGCATTGGGAGCCCATTATGGGTTTTCAATGGAGGGGCCTTTCGGC